CGTACCGATAGCTTCCTTAGTACCTGCGAGGATACGAGTATCGGAGAGGTCGCCGTTGTAGCCTTCACCATTAGCACCGAAGACATCATTCTTCACAGCACCACTACCGTCACCAGTAGCATCACCAGAAGCATCAACCTTGATGGTGTTCATGTGATTGCTCTTAATCAGACGGATACCTGCAACCTGTGCAATAGTACCAGTTGCGATGTTACCTACACCACCAGCATCACGGTTAGACGCAAGCGATACAGCTTGGTTGTCAGCAGTGATAAGAGTGTAGTAGTCAGCAGGACTCAACAGAGCGAAGCGTCCGTCGTCACCTACGTCTTTACCGTCAAGAGTCTCAGCGACACCGTAGAGGGCATCAATAAGCTCAGGAGCAGTTGCAGAAGCACCAGCGAACAGCGAGCCGCTGCTACCGAGGATAGTACCACTTGCACCACCAGTGATGACAGGACCAGTGCGAGCAGCAGCAGCCAGAGTCTTCATGGTAGCGAGGTCGAAGCGTTTAGCAAGGGCTTTACCAAGCTCCTTAGCGTAGATGCTACGAACATCGTAGTGGTTCTTAAGCTCATCAATATTAGAGATGAACGTAGATGCAAGCAGAACATCATCAATCGAGATGAGACGTTCAGCATGTTTGATTTGCGACAGGTAGCCGTTATCAGCGTCAGCGATGTTCTCGCCTGGAGTGTGATAACCTGCTGTTGCGATTCCTGTTGCTGGGAACTGTGCAGACTTACCGCTCTTGATAGTGCGTACCATGTGAAGTTCCTTCATTACGTTTTCTTCTTCAAACGTAGTGAGGATTTCACCAGAGAACACCTTCAAGAACAACGCATCAGCACTGCCAGCAGCATTAATTTGCCCCAAGCGTGATGGAGCTGTGTTACTATTAGCCATTGTTTTGTTTTCCTTCTTTGATTATTTTGTTGTTTGGTTTGGTTTAGGTGTCCGTATTTGCTTGGTTTGCTCGTCTAAGATTATCCTTCGCAAAGGGTCTTACGCTACTTCTTGCTTTTTAAGGACGAAAATTAACAGTACGATTCTCTAGGTCATTTACGTAATCTAGGATCGTACCGATAGTCTCTCGTTCAGAGGAGCTAAACTCGTGTTGGTCTAGCTCCTCAATGAACTCAGGGATTCTGCTCGTCGTCAGACTTACGCACCCATTCATCAATAGTATTGCTGTGCTTATTGTGACGACGATTAGAAAGTTCTTTAACATACTCTTGTCTGATCTTAAGTACCATCGCTCCGATCTTAGGGAAGGAGATCAGTAACTTAATAATCAGTGTAATCATTTTTATTCTTTTGCTTTACCGATGTTAAGTGCGAGCCAGTCCACGATCTTGTACAACTTCTTGAACAAGGCATCATCTTTAGGAGTCGGTGTAAGTGCAGCCACAGCAGAAGCAGCAGCTACAAGAGATGAGACAGCAAACAGAATGCTGTCGAAGTTATTAGTCAGGTATGAAATAAGTTGAGTCATAATATTATTATAGGATATTGGACACTGCCAGACGCTTCTCTACATCAGCACGGAAGGCAGGGTCGGATGAATAGCGAGGGTCACGCATTGCTTCAGTAACCTGCGCTGTTGACCTGAACGGAAGCGTAGAGGAACCGCTAGTGCCTCCTTGCATTAGTTGTGGTGATTGACCACCAGAAGCTACGTACTGAGAGTACAATCCTTTGACAGCCATCTTAGCCTGCTCAGGAGAACCACCAGTAACCATAGAGTCGTACGCCGCTTGTTCGCCCTCACTCAAGTTCTCAGAAGCCCATGCTGTCATGGCAGAGTAGTTATCACTACCACCAACCTCAGACATGATCTGCTGCTCTTGTTGAGTAGCTAAGGAGTATTGTCCTTGGATGTACGCATCAACCATGTCACGGGTGATACCTGCTTTCTCTAGATCACCGTAGGTGTCATCCGAGAGTTGGCCTTGTTTAGCATATTCCTCAGAGGCTTTAGAGACTGCATTGTCAGCAGCCTTCTCTTCAACTTGAGGTGCTTCTTCTTGTTCAACTTCTTTGTCAGCAGTCTCTTCTTCTTCTTTTGTACTGTCTTGGGAGAGCTTCTTTTGTAGTTCGTTGTAGGCTTTCGCCATGTCCTCGGGAGTCTTGAACTTCTCATCAAGCCACTCAGGACGTTCCTCGGTAGGTTGTTCCTCTGTGCTAGAGGTTTCAATTGTTTGGTTGCGTTCCTTTGCAGCCTCGTCTTGTTGTGCTGCTTGATCTTCGAGGGAGATATTACCTTCCTCGGTTTCTTCATTTACTTGTGATGAATGATAGTTAGCCATTTATTCCTCGCTTGGTTGTTGTTGGGCTAGAGCTTGGTCAGACATTGCTTTAATACCTGATGGTCCAAGCTTCTCTGCCATTTGTTGTTGTTGCATCTGTTGCTGTTCTTGCATCATCTGCTCCTGAGATTTAATAAGATTCTCTGTCTTGATACCAAGAGCCGTAGCTCTACGTTTAAAGTATTCGTCAATCATAACATGACCCGCTACTGCGTCTGGACCTACGATCTGTGAAGCACCACCAAGGAAGAGGTCAAGCTTCTGAAGATCATTACCACGACCAAGAGCCTCCACACCTGTAATGATAACAGGGTTAACGATGTCCTTCGGCAGCTTAGGTAGCTTCTTGTTCTTATTCATAACTTCCATCAAGCGTTTAACAAGTGGAAGCTGAAGCTCTGTACTAAGCAAGGAGTACAAACCACCAAGGGCTGTCTCAAGTTCTTGTCCTAACATACGGATCTCTTCAGCTGTTACACGTTCAGCTTGGCGTACAACACCACTGGTAAGTAGGAAGGAATGACCTAGACGCTCTTCAATCTTTTGGATACTTTGCGATACAACACCGAAGTCATGGTGCTTCTCGACTTGAAGGGTAGTAACATCTTGAGCGTTACCTTGAACGATAGCTCCATTAGGAGACTCAGCCAGTACCTTAGCTCTTGTCGTTCCATTGGGGTTAACAAGGAACAGTACTTTAGCACAGGCAGCCGAGCCTTCAACCAGAGCTTGAGATAAGGACTCAAGAGATTGGAGGTCGCCTAGATATTCTTCAACGTAACCTCGTCCGTAATCCTCACCGTCAATGCGAGAGAACCGAAGAGGTATGAAGGGGTTCTTATCAAAAGCGTAGAAGCCCTCTGAACTAGGAACAACGTTGCCATTGATTTCCTGCCAGACCTTCCAGCCTTTGTCTTTACGACATACAGCCGTGAACAGATTGATCTCATCCTGCTCATCACCTTCGTTGATACCTACAACTGATTTCATCTCTTCAGAGAGAGACATGTAGTTCAGACTCTCCTTGGTACAAATGTACAGAACATTACCCATTGGGTCACGCTCTACACAGAAGCGGTCAAGGTGGAACACTCGTGCGCCTCCTTCTTCAGGGACGTACAACAAAGCATTACCTGTAATGATAAGGTGCTTCACTGCTTCATGGAGTGCAGTACGGTATGTGCCGCGACTGATCTCTTCCATGAATGTCTCTTCCACATTCTGAAGGGAAGACTCAATCTCAGTGATAAGTGCAGGGTCAGCACCTTCTAGGGTCAGACCGAACTCATCTACTTGAAGACGAAAGAAAGGGGCATTGGGTGGTAGGAGTGCTAACAATAATTTGGATGCGAGGTTATTTACTCCACGCGCCCCAATGCCTTGAAAGGGTGTATCCAAACGACTATGCGAGCCGAACCCCGACTCGGGCATAACGTAAGGAATGGTAAGTTTTGAAGCCGAGCGAGCGCGATCTAAGTATTGCTCCCGCTTCCCCTCAAGAGAGGTGTAAAGAGCTTCAGCTGATTTATTCATAATTAAGGTGCGGTGGTCTTATAAGTATGGTTAGATGGTAACAGACTAGTAAGACCCCACTTGTGAGCAAGGTAACCTTCTATCTTATCAGAATCTCCTTGAGATGGGTTCTCTGTAAACAGTGCCTCACCCCAATCAGAGTCTCCAATCTGTGCGTACTTGTTGAACTTGATATTCTTATTACCGCCGATTGTTCCTGAACCTGTACCAGTATCTACCTGTGTACCATTCAACCATGTGGTTGCTGTGTCATTAACCTCATCCCACTCTACGGCTAGTATGTTCCAAGAGTCATTTAAATCAGTGGTTGATGAAGCTGGTCGATAGCCTTGTTTATTATACCAGTAACCCTTGAATGTAGTACCACTCGACCCCATAAGAATATGCTGTTCTCCTGTCGAATTAACGTATACCCAAGCATCAAGTGAGTTGTCTATGTTGGTTGTCTTGAGAACAAAGTACCACCTGTGTCGCGTATTGGTAGTGAAGCTTCCCAAAGTGGAATTAGTATAATCTGTATTACTATTGAATCTCAGAACATTCTTACCGTTTTGAACAGCGTTCACTTCCTCGATGGTAGCGTTTGATGACGCATTGAAATTAGTGTTGTTGCCTGACTTATCATTAATTGTCGTTACATAACCGCCCGACTTCGTCAGCGTGCTTTGGTCATCAAAGTCCAACCAGATATGAGTATTCATATCCGCAGGAGTCCACGTACTATTTGTGCTGCCTGTCACTGCACTTGACATTTCTTGCGCAAACGCCTCTCCAATCTCAAACATATCATTCACACCTGTGCCCGTCCTGTCTGAGTCACCTGTTTCACCGATGTGGTTATTAGTTGCACCGTGACCGAATGCAGCTGAATCAACAATACCAACATAAGCATCAGCGTTTGCCACAGGAGTAAGGTCTGTACCATATCCAATCTTAGTAATAACAAAAGGGAATTCAGCCTTAGGCATGTCTAGCGTGAAGTTGGTATCAAGCCAGTCACGCATGTGTGCGATCAGAGCAGTCAATCCGCTTACGCTACTACCACTCTCACCCTGCCACCATACCAAGCCAGCTAAACGGTATGAACAATGACCAGCAGATAGTTTTGTTAGACCATCAGTAACAGCATTCTTCCATCCACGAAGTGCATCACCTCGTCGGCTGCCTGTCGCTGTAAGGTCCCAATCAGAATAACCTCCAGTACTGCTGGAAGGATCATCAACAAGAGTACTTGAACCTACGGCATACTTAAGAATACCTAGAGGTCTACCATTACTCGCAAGACCAATAGCATTTCCTTTATTGATAAAGCCAAGCTCAGGACCAAACTGTGTAGCACCACCAAGTGTCGTCTTATTGGATTGTCCTCTAGTAGAACCAGCTACCAACGAGTCAGCCCAATCAGAGTATTGCTGACTGGTAGAAGCGTTCGTAGTACTACTATGCCATGAACTATAAAAGACTCCTTCCTGCGTATGCCTTGATACATCGAGTGCATCTGTGTTTGCCCAGCCGTGTGCGTTGGACTGACCAGCAAGTAAGTATAAGTCAATAGTCTTGTCAGCTATCTCTGAGTTATCTGCTGAATTATACCACTTACCATTATAGAAATATGACAGCGTAGCTTCAGAAGCTGGACCGCCATCAGTAACAAGAGCCACAGAACCCGCCTCCGCACCATTCGGCAGAGTATTTTTACTGTAAGAGATTGCACCCATACCATCCTCACCGTCAACACCATTAGTGCCTGCTGTGCCTTGGATACCTTGAATGCCTTGAATACCTTGAATACCTTGATCACCTTGATCTCCTTTTTCACCTTGTAGTCCTTGGTATCCACGAGGACCCTGCGATCCCCCACTTCCACCGCCACCACCCGATACACGTTCTGGTATGGTTAATGTGCTGGTGGTTCCGTCACCGTGAGTTACAGTAATAGTTCGTGAGGGCATCGCGTTTCCTTGTTTAGTTGTTAGTAATTGATGTTAGCCCCGCTACCAGAAGATCCAGTATTAACAGCAGAGCGTTTAATTGTTAGAGAGGATGTGCCACTCTTCTTGGACTTCTGTCGTTTCTTCAACGCAGAGTTCTCAACCTGCTTAGCTACCTTGGTAGGAGGTGGAGGCGCAGCAGGTGGTGGAGTTGGGTCAGGGATTTTAGGCGATGACATGCACATAGTTAAGAGTCCTTATTTATAATTGTTTCAGATTGTATTAAGTAATGATGTTGAAGGAATTTAATTACAGAGCGTTGACCATAATGGAAGTTAAGTTCCGCTATGCTCTCTGTAACTGGAAAGTCCACACAAGGAAAAGCTTCTTCTAAATCTTTAAGAAGCAGTTCAGGTATGTGAGATATCCCTTCTTGATTTTTCATATAGCTGTTACTCATAGGTCATTAAGTTCCTCGGGGAGTTTCCCCTTCTCAATCCACTCGCGTGTCTGAACAAGACACATAGCATTCCAGATGATAGCACCACCATGGTCTTCCTCGGTGCACCCTTCCATGTATGACCAGAGGTGACGGTACAGACTATCAACGTAACGAGAGAGAGGGATTCCTTTCTTCCAGTTGTCACGTCCATACTTGGTAGCACCATCCTCGAAACGTTTAGCTACGGCTCGAAGAGCATCGGGTGGAATAAGAGAGGGCATACCTTTGCCACTCATTGCGTCGCGTACTGCGCCAGTGTTAAACTCAGAGCGTTCGCCAGAGTCAGGTAGTGTGGTGGTGGGTTGTTCAGTTTTCATCATAGTTAGGTTTCCAGTTTAGTTTCTCGTCATGAGTGTGTAAGATACGTGCAAGGATTGCGTTGGTTGTACAGTCTTCTTCCGTTTGACCAGCAGACTCAAAGGCTTCAAGAACAGACTTCCAAGTTACGCCCTTATCCTTTAACCACTTCTTTGTCTTTACAGGTCCAAAGCCTACTGCCCCTTTGAAGTTGTCGGCTGTGTCTCCTACCATTGTCTGATACTTAAGCCAGTAGTCAGCCTCTTCAGGAGTGATACGTTGGACACTACCGTCTCGGAACAGGTTGCAAGGCACAGTGAGGAAGTCTTTATCAACTGACCAGATCACGGTGTCGGTATCAGCAACTGCTGTGATAGCCAGCAAGTCATCCGCCTCTAGTCCATGCTCAACCTCAGCGTGGTACTCATCAGCTAAGTACTTACGACAAAAGACTAGACCTAGTGGTTTACGTTTACCAACTCGGTTAGCCTTGTAGTCTGGATAGATATCAAGACGGAAGTTATCCTTGCCTGATAGAGCGACATATACTTCATCGCACTGTGAATCGTGTTTGGCTTGTTCAACTATAATGTCAACAGCCTTACGCATGTCTCGCTCGCTGGCGTGGATAGTCCACGTGTCCTCATCCCACTTGATAGGTTGCTCTGTTGCAAAGGCTGCCTTGTAAGCAACCTCGTCTCCGTCAATTAATACTGTCTTCATATTTAGGTAGTGTGTAGTGTTCGCATGTTTTAATATCTGTCTCAGTAACTCTGGTCAGTAGGTCTTTACGTCCTATTCGAGAGTACACATTGTACATACACTCCGAAGGGTGAAGCACCATGTC